TCAGAGGTTGCTAAAGATGAAGATAGCGAAGAAGATATGGAAGAAACAGAGGATAAGGATCAAGACGAGGTAAAAAAGGAAGAAAGTAAAAAAGAAGTTGCAGCTAAAAAAATATTAAAAAAGATGGGTGATAAGGGTAGATATGACTCTGCAAATCAGTTAAAAACATTAATTGTGATGCAAGTATTAGGAAACTCGAAATCATTTTTTGACTCACAGCAACAACTGAATGATATTGATGGATTTTTTACAGATCAATTTATTCCTGATGCTGAACTTACAACGAACAACATAGCACAGTATTTCTTGTTTGCAGGAAGTGATGGGCTAATGAACGAAATGGTGATGCAACAATGGCAGAAGTAGAATTTGCAGGACTTAAATTTAAAGGCGGAAAGATATTTATTATCTTAACAGCACTCGGTACATTAATGGGTGGTGCGTGGGGCGTGTTTGAATTTTACAAAGACTATCTTAATATGAAAGATACTATATCCGCATATGTTGCACCTGACCTTTCAGGTTTTGATAAACGTATAGATTTAGTACAACAAGAAGTAGAAATGATGCAATCTGAAATGAGTATGATTTTAGAAGAAGTTGCCCTTGTTGCCGATGTAGCAAAAGAATTAAAGAATGATTTAAAAGCAGATGTAAGACGTATTGAGACTATTGTTGAAGATGTAGAAACAAGAGTCAAAGAAGACTCAAGAGATAATGAAAGAGAATTAAAATCTACTGTTGACGGTATTGAAGCAGATATGAATAAACTAGAAAAAGAATTAGAAGACGCAATGAAAGAACTACAAGAGAGCATTGATAAGCAAATAAAGCTAACTCTTGAAAACCCTCTTAATCAAATGAAACAATGAAGATCTCGGATAGCACAGCGATAAGCATGCCCATGAGAAACCTAATTGGCCTAATCATGGCCATAGGGATTGGAATATTTGCCTACAGTGATTTGACACAAAGGTTAACCCAACTTGAGACTGCAAGACAATTGATGGAAGCCGATTTGTTAAAAAAAGCTGAGCAGGTACCTGTAAATCAGGAATTATTCATGTTGGTGGAGTTCCTAGCAGGTCAGAACGAGGTCATGGAAAAAGAAATACAATCTATTGAATCAAATAATATAAATATAGACTTTTTAAAAACACAGGTTGAAAAACTACAAAGAGATGTTGAACAGGTAAAAGATAAGGTAAGACAAAATGGTGGTTGAGACAGTATTCGCAATGATGATGATAGTAAACGGGTCTATGGATGGGTTTATGAAGACAGATGGTTTATCACATTGCCTTAAAGTTAAGAGAGAAAGCGAGCGCAACTTATCGGACAATAGAACAAACGTTATTCGCTATGAATGTGGTCAAGTAGTAGCAGAACTAGAGCCAGATTCAGAGGGTGTGCTTAAAATAAAGAAAATTATAGAGCGTAAGTAATGGCAGCAAAACTACCAAATAACCAATACTTTACACCAGTTAAAAAAAGAACTAGTATAGGACATTCTTCACGCAGTCGGCCGAAGAATAAAAACAAAAGACGTCAATACGTCAAATATAGAGGACAAGGCTAATGGGCAAATTATGTGCTAGAGGTAAAGCAGCAGCGAAAAGAAAATTTAAAGTTTACCCTTCTGCTTACGCCAACATGTATGCAAGCGCTGTTTGTTCTGGAAAAGTAACTCCTGGTGGAAAGAAAAATAAAAAAGCTGCTGGAGGCATGATTGAATCAAACAGACTTTCACAACAGAGAAAAAAAGTATCTCACCTTAATAAAGGTGGTATTGCGAGAGGATGTGGTGCGGTTGCAGAAAACAAACGTAAAAAAACTAAATACAGTTAATGGCCAAAAAAGGATTAAGAGCTTGGGTCGCCGAAAAATGGGTTGATATAGGGGCACCTAAAAAAGATGGTAAATACCAACCGTGTGGAAGATCAAAAGGTAGTAAAAGAAAATATCCAAAATGTGTTCCTTTAGCAAAAGCTAGTAAAATGACAAGAGGTCAAAAGGCTAGCGCTGTTAGAAGAAAAAGAGCTGCAGGTAATCCAGGTGGTAAACCGACGAATGTAAAAACGTTTGCGGCTAACGGAGGTCTTATCTCAAAAGAAAGAAGAGCAGGAGCAGCCCTTAGAGGCTTTAATTTTAAAGGTGTATTCTAAAAAAGATATAATAAACGACGTACGTAAGTGGTCAGAGAATTTTCTCGAAATACCTAATAAACATTTAGGTGGTTTTCCTGCCTGTCCTTTTGCGAAGAAAACATGGCAAGATGATAAGATTGTTATCGAAGTAAAACGTAAAAATAAATGGTATAAAACTGAGTTAAATGCTCATTTAAAACAATTAGACTTTCATATTCATGAAATATTGATATTCTGTGATCCATACTTTAACTATTCCCTAGAGGAGTTTCAGGATATTATCGATGCATACAATAATTGGTATAATAAAAAAGATATATTTTTTATGGGTTTTCATCCCCTCAATCCAGCCAACGAGGAAGAGCAAGAGTTTTTGGTTACTCCAAATGGGGACACCCCAATTGTAGATAGTGATTTAGAGTATTCTAT